GGTTCTGGTTCAGGTTGTGGTTCGGGTTCTGGACTTGGAGCAGGAGTATCTACTGGGTTCAAGTCTAGGTCAAACAACTCTCCAAACTTCTGCAGTCCGCTAGCAGTGATCAAAGAGATTGCACGAAGGTCTGTAATCATCGGAGACTTAGATGAATTGTCAGACTTCATTACAATCATGACTTGGAACACAGTAAATGGTTCTGCGTCTAGTGTGTACTCATAGTCACGGAAAATGTCCGGATTCTCATCTGTAGGCATTGGTGTGTCAATTTCAATTTTCGCCCACAACGCATCAGCAAATGCGTTCTCATCTAGAGATGTACGTGCGTACACTTCAAACTCTGCACCACGTGCTCGGTTCGCTGCGAAGATAATTTTGAGACCTTCTGACAACTCATCAATGATCACAGGTGTTGTAATGTGTTGAGTTGCGTTTCCATTATCGATGACATTTTCTAGAGTAACTACAGAAACTCTTTGTAGATCAATCACAGGGGAAACTTTAGGGTCGCCCGTTGACATATCCAATTTGAATTTTAATGTTTTTACGGCAGAGTTGTCTGAGGTAGCGACAACATTCGGATTCGTATTTACATTTAGGTCATTGAGCGACACGCTTTGTATTTTACTTACAGGAGGATCCTGTGTATATGAGTGTTGTTGAAATGTACGACTAGACCCATACGAATCCGCCAGAGCTTTAGTTACGGTAGGTTGAATACTTGTAGACCTAGGTGAGAAAGACTGCACTTGTGGAATATATTGATCATAAACCACCTGTTGAGTTGCCGTGACGTTATTACCACCACCTTGCGCAGAACTTGTTGCTGCAGCCGGTGCGGTAATGGTATACCCTTCCCACGTCGGAGATTCTACAACAAATGATCCTGTAAGTTTGTCGGGAGTAAGTCCGCCCACATTACTTGATACGTCTGATAAGACGACAACATCACCACTACTAAATCCATGCCCTTGGTGTTGCACTTTAACTTTATTTGATCCTGCTTCAATAGTTTCAAACGGACTCTGAATCAAAGTCACTTTAGGTAACTCTGCATTCTCTAAGTGTAGTACACCAGAAGGAGCAAATTCTGCGCGATCCAGTTTAAACATCAAATCCTTAGTTTGATCTGGAGTCCACGTTGATCCGTTCTGCGACAAGAACAGAGAACCTAGTGTTGGTTGACGTGATACTCTGGCTTCACGAGAAGGTCCTACAACAAACTCATAAGTCTGTGCGGTATATACATTATAATCTACAGACTCAGCAAGTAGTACTATAGCATATTCTTCGCCAGGAGTCAAGTAAATTGGTTCATCAAATACAACTTCTGTTCCTCTTTCAGACAGGTAATCTATACCCTGTTCTTGTGCGTCTGCTAAAGGTGTCACCATGATATCTTCTGAATTGACAAACTTTACTGCGCCTGGTACAATACGATTTGTAGGTACGCCATTCTCTACTGCTCGGATTTGAACTTGCATAGGAATGACAGAGTCTTTACTCTCAACATAAACATGTGCTTTGGTGATAAAGATGCCGTTTGGATTTTCTACTTGATCAACAAAGAATGTCTGCGCAAGTGGATCTCGCCAATAAGTTGTTTCAACAATACGCGTTGTACGCATAGTACGTTGTATTGTCTCGATAGTACCCACCGAAGTGTATCCTGCGCGACTGACCGCAGTAGAATCTTCTTCATTGTTTTTGCTGATGTCAAGTAGTTTAAATTCTTGCCGACCAGTTCTAAAGCTAATATCTGGAGTGTTGGGTAAGAAGAAAGAACCTATCAGTTCTCCTTTATCGTCAGTTACTAGGTCGCCTTTGCCGCCTAATTCGGTAGGATATTCGGTTGCATTAGAATATTGATTGCCGTATTCGGTTGGGTCGTCAGAGAAGTTGACATAAGTAGACTCTGGTCTTACCCAATCATTCACATCTTTGTTGCCAAAGAAAGCCCACATAGGACTATTAGGCCTCAATCCCTGTACCCTAAATGATATTTTGCGAGAACGCATGAAAGGAATAATCTCCACATCCAGAATGCGTTCTCCTATAAATTCTTGAATTGTTTTTGACGTTACTTTAGATCTAATTTTATTATTAGGTCTTGAGAAGAAAGTAGGCAAATAAGTCGTAATACGACGTACAACATTCTGCATTATATCGGGCAGTCTTTTAGTCTCTACCCATTCGTCAGATGACGGAGACAATGTCATATGTCCGTTAGAAGTGATAACCGCAAAAGGGTTAATGTTGTCTGTACCAGTCGCTAATAGTTGAGATATTATTGTAACGTTTGTATGAGGTAGAGTAACAAGGTCTCCTTTCTTAGAGGCGGTATTTTGTATGTTGGTTGCATCATACATTAAACGTACAGAATTTTCCACGAATGATGGACGCAATAAACCATCCGGATCTACCGATGCTCTATAAGCAGGATTATGCACGTCAGAAAAGTTCAGTGTGCTAAAGTTATCCGCAATGAATCCCGCTTTGGTACGAGGGTTGCCGTTCGCATCTAATACTTGTAAGACGTTGGTATTAGTCTCAAGGAAACTCAATGCAGTCAACTCGTACAATGTCTCTACGCGATCAGACAACTTAGAGATGTCTTTCATTGTGAACCGGCGATTAGGTATGTATGTGCTGATCACATCCGAACGGTCGAATGTGTATGCGTTCAACGTGAACTTGTATAACGCTAATGATCCTGCGGGCGTCTCTGGTTCGCGTGGATCAATAGATGGTTGACCCTGAATAACTTGTAATTCCCCAAAACCTATATCTCCACGACTGTCTGTAGAGTTCACTACAAGAATATCCGTACGCGGTAAGTAGTAATCAACTTGATTAATTATAATCGATGAGGCGTTCTGTGGCAACTCGATGATATCAAAAGAGTCTTGTGGCTGAACAACATCTCTATCTGGTCTGAAATCTAGTACATCGCGTAAAGAGATTGTCTCTCCAGTGCTAATTGTGGTGTGTGAAGGGATATCTTCATATGCTAGTCCAGTGTATGAACTCGCAGCAAAGAATTTGCCACCATCTATACGTTCGAAGTACTCAAAGGAAATTTCTATTGATACGTTAGGTCCGTGTGGGATAGTGTATCCTTCTTTTACGAAAGCTTTTGCGATATCATAATAGTTGTCTCGTTGACCGCCATCTAAATCAAACTGGAATGTGATGTCTGTAGTTGTACTACCGTTAGTTAGTTGGACAGATGTTATTGAAATCGCGTCGACAACCGACAAAGAAATATGCGTTGTTTCTTGAGTCACATTTATTGTTTTCGACCCCGTAGTGACTGTTTTTGTTTTAGGGGAGATAGACTCTTGCTTAAAGTATGCGATCGCATATGTCTTATTGTCATCTAATCCGGAATACGTTGATGAATTATCAGAATTGGGTGTAGGGGCAATTTTAAGAATTGGTCCGTTTACTTCTGAAATTATCCAACTAGAAGATTCAACACCCGCAATAGTAATTACCCCGCCAGATGGCTGGTCTATTCTAAATTTTTGTGATGTGTAAGAAGCGCCTTGAATGCTGTTTTGTTCCGGAGATTTATATGGCAACGCGAATAACAGATCGTTATTAGATGTTCCATATAGTGTGGTATCAAATGTAAGCGGTGTTTGGTCTGAATCTGTATCGAAAGATAAAGGTCTTAGTGGGATATCATTTCCAAATTCATCCTGTAAATATCTTACACCTGAGAATGGGTAACGAGCACTAGTTACGACAGTCTGGCCGTCGCTGTCAGTATACTCAATTTTATCCATTTTAATGTCAAAGACATACAAGCGATAACCTACACCATCTCTTTGAATTCCTCTAATGTGTGCGGTTCCTAACAATTGTGTGACTTCTTGATAAACTCCAAATAAGTTTACTTTGCCAAATGTGCCTAGTTGACCGAACCCTTCAGTACGATCTGGATCAATGTATACCCAGTTTCCATATACAGCAGGTACCGCCTCTTGTGTCTGTGTTCGCGTCTCACGGGCTTTAGGTACAGTTATGTCAGTAGTACCTACTTCTAAACGATAACCGTCTACGTACGCGACACCCTCTGTAACGTCTAAGTTTAGACTTGTGCCATCTTCTTCTAGGTCTTCAAAGATAGCTCTAAACTCTTCGACAACATAGTCGCCAGATTCTTCTTTCGTGCGAAGTGCCAGTAGATCATTGACACGATTATATGCGTCAAATGTACTAATCTCTCGTGTAATCACGCCGTTAACGATACGAGCAACGAATACAAAGTTATCTTCTCCGGCCTCTTTACGTGTAGACGGAATTAGTTTAATCTGATAACGATCTGCGCCTGGGGCGGTTCTATCAGGAACTTCGCCTTGATTGTCGTATAACTTTGGATCTTCGTTTGATGACGGTCCACCCGCTTTGACTATATTCTGTTCTATCTTAAATCCAAAGTCTACTGTGGGAGTGCCACTATACTTGTCAACGAATGTGCTGCCGCCACTTAGATATACAAAATGTCCTTGTACAAAAAAGTCCCCCGACGAAAAATATGCTTTAGTCGATTTACCCGAAGCTGGAATAACAAGATCTAGTCCATCATCTCCAGTGACTATCGTATCTGGACCTACGACCATGTTAACTCCACCAGTGCCATCTGCAAAAGATAGAACATTGGTGGCGTCTACACGAGGAGAAATGGTTGTATCAGTAACACCTAATGTGCTTGTATATTGTACGTATAGTGTAGCTGGATCGCCTGTAGGATTTGATGGATTGGGAACAACCGCATCATGCAACTCTATAATCTTAAACTCGACTTCACCATTCGTCAACACATCCCCAACGGAAGCACTTGTAATATCACTGCCGGACGTTAATCTAATATACTCCAATCCATTATCTACAGTCGCACCGCCTGGATTGACCATCGCACCTTCTTTAAAGATGTTCTGACCGAATCGTGCGATTTCTTCTTGAATGATTGTTTGTTGTTCGATTAGTTCACGAGCTTGAAGCGCACGACCGGAATTGTATAGGACACGATAGTAACCGTCATTCGCGTCATAGAAATCGCGATATGTTTCTCTGAACGTTTTGTTTGTAAAATCTACCATGATTAATCCTATACAGTAATTACTATTTTAATGTCTTCTTGTTGCTCTTCATCACGTCGAATGCGCGCTCGATTCTCAATATATAGCACGTCACCACTGGAACGATCAATGACATTTTTTAAATTAATGCTATCAATTTCTCCAACTAAAACGACCCCTGTTTGAGTAACAGCTTCGCCAGATACAAATTGTTCAAATCCTGTCGATAGGTTTTGATGATAAAAAACTTCATTTCCTAAACTATCATCAACATATGCACGTGCACCAGACTGTGCGCCTACGATTTCTTTGCCTTTATCAAATGGAGAATCATTGACCAGTACAAGTGAAGATAATACTTTTGCAGAAGTGTTGGTATAAGGAATTGGATTACCTTCGGTATCTAAATCTAAAGACAATGGATTTTTAATAAGTCCCATTTGACGAAATGAATTCTGTACAATAAATGTATCTGCTACGGTGCCGTCTGGTTTGATATTGACCATTACAGAACTTGTTTTTAAATCGTCTATAGGATCATAGCCCAAACCTTTCATGGTCGTAACGACCGCTTCTACTACAGAAGGCGATGATCCGTCCACAATTTCAAAGGATGCATACGTATAACCAGATCCATAGTTTGTCATGTTTACCCCGACAAGGTTTCCCTCTTCGTCAATGACTGATACTGCGGCCGCGGTTCCATCACCATCACCATGAATATAAACTGTTGGGGGATTAGATTGTGAATATCCGGTACCTGCTGTTACGATCCGGGCTCGAATAATTTGTCCCCCTACTGCAGATGATTTTACCTGATACTGTAAATCTTCGATCGGGTCACCCACAGCTAAAGAATCTTCAGATTCCTGTATAGGCATATGGTTAGAAGATAAAAATTGGTAGATGTTTTCTGGTGTTAGAGAATATAGAAACTTCCAAACGTACCCGTCAGAAGTAGTAAAAGGTTTCCAATACTCTGCTTCATTATCCGCATTTCTGTCTGCATCTAACCCATAATTAGGTTCGATAATCGATGGTACTGGGTCACCTGTTGCATTAAAGGATGGAGATAGACACACATAAACTTCTTTCGCGTCCGTCAGTACGTAGAAGGGCGTCCAGTTCTCATCAATATCTGATTTAACACTATCGTCCCATCCAGAGTAGACTGAACCATATGACCAGTTTACACGTTTAACAACCAGAGTAGATCCTTCGACCTTTTTGATCGACTGTAGGTTGTTTCTGAATTCACGTTCTTCCCGTAAACAATCGACAGGGTCAATCACAGAGTCGGCTTGATTAAAGGTATCGCATTTACCGATACCGATATAATACTCATTGCTAGAATTCTGAACATCTGTCAGAAGATCACGCGCCAGAGTCCTGCTCATTGTTTGTCTTACTATAGCTGGCATTTTCTTTTCCTGTAAAAAACCTTATCTTATATATAGGGGGTTTGTTAAAATTTATATTATAATAAACCGATTTTGACACGAAGACCAGATCCATCATAGATCTTAATACCGTCATCGGTAATTTCTGTACGCGCACCTGACTGTCCGACACCGACGTTTAGGTTTCCTTTTACCTGAGTGTCTTGTAGTTCTACCACTCCGTCAGTGACCTTGAATGGTGCGGTACCATTACCACTACCTGTTCTTACTTGGAAGTCACGTGCGGTGATTATAAACTCAGAAACACTGTCAGTTGATGCTCCATCGGTAGAGTTTCTCAACTCAAACCCAGTGAACTCTCCGTTAGCGTTTAGCCCAACTGTGTATCTTTGATCGATATTGATTAATCCGTTTTCATTTGCTGTGACGCGGTTTTCAAGAGATTGTGTAGCCGTCGCGACGACACCTTCCACGTCAGCGTCTAGAACATAACCCGCACTCTGAATGGTAGCGATATTACCTTCCGTGGCGTCGATTCTTCCGGATAATGTGCTGGTCGTTCCTACTGTAGCATAAGTTCCGTTTAAGTCTAATTCAGATTCAAAAGATGTTATCTCAGCGTTAACGATTGAAGTTATTGCTTCGGAAGAAAGTATCTGAGATTCTAGTTCTTGTTTCGCAGTATTAACGGCACTTGTTAGTTCTCCGCCTGTCACCCGATCAAGAGACTGGTCAAAGGTTGTGATCTTAGTATCGATTAAACTATTGACCTCAGCGTCTGTTCGAATTTCTGACCGAAGTTCATCTTTTGCATTGCTAACTAAAGTTGCAGCGACTCCAGCGGTCTCATAGTTGAGTGTTCCAGAAAACTCAGTAATCTTAGTATTAACGATTGCTGTCGCTTCAGCATTGTCTAATAACTCAGATCTTAGTTCATCCTTGGCGCTGTTAACGGCGGAAGTCAATTCACCGTCAGTGACTCGGTCAAGAGACTGGTCAAAGGTTGTGATCTTGGTATCGATTAAAGAATTAATCTCGCCGTTGGTTCGAATTTCTGACCGAAGTTCATCCTTAGCGGCGCTAACTAGAGATGAAGCAACACCTGCTGTTTCGTAATTCAGGGTACCAGAAAACTCCGTGATCTTAGTATTGACAATAGCGGTTGCTTCAGCATTGTCTAATAACTCAGATCTTAGTTCATCCTTGGCGCTGTTGACAGCATTGGTTAGTTCTCCATCCGTGACTCGGTCTAAGCTTTGGTCGAATGTTGTGATCTTGGTATCGATTAAAGAATTAATCTCGCCGTTGGTTCGGATTTCAGATCTTAGTTCATCTTTGGCGTCACTGACCAATGAAGCTGCGACACCTGCTGTTTCATAATTTAAAGTTCCAGAAAACTCTGTGATCTTAGTATTAACGATTGCTGTTGCTTCAGCATTGTCTAATAGTTCTGACCTAAGTTCATCCTTGGCGCTGTTGACGGCACTCGTTAGTTCTCCGTCTGTAACCCGATCAAGTGACTGATCGAATGTCGTGATCTTAGTATCGATTAGAGTATTAATCTCACCGTCGGTGCGTATCTCAGACCTCAGTTCATCTTTTGCATTGCTAACTAAAGTTGCAGCGACTCCAGCGGTCTCGTAATTCAGGGTACCAGAAAACTCTGTGATCTTAGTATTAACGATTGCTGTCGCTTCAGCATTGTCCAATAGTTCTGCCCTAAGTTCATCTTTAACTGAATTTGTCGCAGAGGTCAATTCACCATCTGTTACCCGATCAAGTGACTGATCGAATGTCGTGATCTTAGTATCGATTAGAGTATTAATTTCTCCATCTGTTCGTATTTCAGATCTCAACTCGTCCTTAGCGTCGCTGACTAATGTAGCGGCCACTCCAGCAGTTTCATAATTGAGTGTGCCTGAGAACTCTGTGATCTTAGTATTGACAATAGCGGTTGCTTCAGCATTGTCTAATAGTTCTGCTCTAAGCTCATCTTTAACCGTGTTCGTTGCGGAAGTCAATTCACCATCTGTTACCCGATCAAGAGACTGATCAAACTCAGTAATTTTAGTGTTGATTAAATTATTGATTTCCCCATCAGTACGTATTTCACTACGTAGCTGATCAGTCGCATCATTGACTAATACAGTTACTTCAGAATCAGTAGCATAAGAAACACCCTGATTTATTTCTGTGATCTTAGTATCAATTAAAGAATTGATTTCGCCATCAGTACGTATCTCAGACCGCAATTCATCCTTGGCATCACTGACTAAAGTTGCAGCGACACCTGCTTGTTCGTATGTTAGTGAACTACTAAACTCTGTAATCTTACTGTTGACAATTGATGTGATTTCGGAGTCCGATCTTATCTCAGACCTTAATGCATCTTCGACAGAAGTAGTCGCTGTAACGACAAAATCGGAATCTATCGCATTAAGTAATTCTTGTTCTACTGAAGTTACCCTACCGCCTAACGCAAACAGTTCATCTGAGTTTTGTCCAACAAGAGCATAGAGATCATCAGTAGTGCTCGATAAAATAGCAACCACCAAATCAGAATCTATACCTTCTTGCAAAGCCGCGTCTAATTGCAGGACCCTTTGAGAGATAACAACTAAGTCACTATCTGTCTGTATGATTTGAGTTGCCATACTATCAAGGGCAAGTCCATTCGCTTGAATTCCTGCACGTAAGTCGCTCTCATCAATAGCATCCAAAGAAACTTCTAGTTGAGTGACGCTTTGTGATAATATCGATATACCACTATCGTTTTGTTGAACTAACGTTTCAAGTGACTGTCTGGCTCCGGCTTCTGCGTCGATGCGCACACCTAGATCTGAATCTATCGATGCGATCTGTGAACCTAGATTAGTAATTTGAGAAGACTGAGAGACTATATTGCCTTCTGTCTGTTCAACACGTGTTTCTAATAAATTTGTCGCCGTCGAGTTCGCAGAAATGGACGTACCTAAGTTTGAGTCGAGTTGATTTAATTCGCTACTCAACGATGTGATTCTTTGAGACTCTACAGATATGCTGTTTGTGTTTTGTACGATCTGAGAAGATAACGCATCTCGGGAAGTTGCTGCCGCATCTAATCGTTGATTTAAATCCGAATCATTTTGGGACAACGTTGCGGACAGTGAAGTCACGTCCTCAGACAATATTTGTAAGTCAGAATCTGTTTGTTGAATTAGTGCGGTCAAAGAGTTCGTAGCGGACGCGACAGCAGAATCTGTGTTATTAGATAAGGAAGACTCTAAGTTAGTGATCTGTTGCGACAGTATCGTTAACTCAGAATCATTCGCATTAATCATTGCGGTGAGGCTGTCAGTAGCAGTGGCGACCGCTGAGTTTGTATTGTTTGTTAATGAAACTTCTAAATCTGTTACTTGCTGTGCCAATACCGTGACGTCGGAGTCGGTTTCTTGTATCAATGATGTAAGACTTGTGGTCGCCGTTGATACTGCTTCGCCGATATCCGTTGTTAATGATGTATTTAATTCGGTGATCTGCTGTTGAAGTTGAATAAAGTCACTATCAACTATGCTTAAAATCGTCGCAGTATCTAAATTCGCATTAGATAATGCAATAATATCTGCAGAATCTAGACCTTCAGGAATCAATGCGAGAACTTGTGATGAATCTAGTCCGGCGCTATCGATAGCAGACTGCATCCCGATAAGGATCGCGTCGTGATTATCAACCCTAGCGCTCAGCAAAGTAATTGAACTTTGGTTTGCGATGATTCCGGATAGATCAACACCGTCCATGGCATCATCTACAGCATTCGTCACGTAGTTAGATAAAAACTCAACGGTCACATCACCTAATGTAGTGATCTCATAGAGTTCTTGGAAGTTAAGATTGATCTTTTCGCTGGCTTCGCGGAGTGTATCTCCCGTACCGTCGTTTGCTGATCCACCAGTGTTTAGAATTCTTCTTGTCATTTTACCCGCCGTGTTCTTCTGCGTCTAGATTTTCGTAGGTTTGTGATAAATCAAGTGTACCATCATCTAGTGTAGGTGGTTTCACGCCAGCCCATTCTCCGACCGTACCGAAGTCGTCGGATAGTTGTTGCAGTGTAATTGTATCGTACTTATCAAGAGTCTCAAGCGAACTAATGATAATACCTGTACCATCGTCCTTCTGCGCCTGCGTACGTGCGTCGACCGGATCGTTCTCTTCCATAACGAGTAGAGAGTAGGTCGGAGCGAGGCTGCCTGACTGAGTTGTTTCAAGAACGACTGGGTAGTTAGGGATTTCTAATGGATCGGTCGTCTGACCTGCCATTACATTTAGGTCACTAAACCCTTGAGTCTCTGTCTCGCCCGCCAGATAGAACCCCGCAGGGTGTACCATCTTCTTGTACATTGCTTCGTAATCAGAGAACGATAGAGGTGTTTTTAAAAGAACTGAAAAGATCTGATATCGTCTGTCGTCTTGAATGTACTTCAATGAACTTGGTCCAATCAGAGACCCGTTTGGTTTATCGTTTAGCTTAAAAATGTTCTTCTTTGGATATGTAACTTCAATGTCCACACCATAGAAGGCTTTGAAAAATTGTTCTGCAGATAGTTGTGTGCCTTTGGATCTATAGAACCTTGATAGAAGGCGCGTCATAAATCTTGGGTCTGCATTTACATTCTGATCAAACGAATCGGTATCTAAACCATCGCTGATTTCTCCTAACAACAAATCCAAATATTCTAAATCGGTAGTTGAGATATTACGTATATCAATCAAGTTTTTGATTATATGATCTACGGATTCCTCTTTCTCAAAATCATAATATGTTTCTAGAAAAGAAACAAACAACGGATACTCTTCCTGAAAAAACGGAGGCAGTACTTGAGATACTTTTGATTGGTGAAATTTAGGATCTATTCTTAAATCTGACATTACAAATCAACCTTTACTACACCCGTATCTACGTTGGAATAAGTTGTCGATAAGTCCTCATCGATCGTCAGAATATAATTTCTCAAAGGCGATATTGTACTTTGATTCGCTGGAGTGCCACTTATCTTGATAACCCCATCGACGTAACTATTTTCATCTACAGTGAGTGCAGATAAAAACACCGTCCCCTTTGCGGGTTCGTAATATCCGATATTATCTACTCTAACCACATTATCCATATCCAACAACTGCAGCTTAGTAGAACCAAGTTTGTTCTTGATGATAACGTTATGTCCGTTTGATTTAAAAACAGACGAAGTGATAACATGGTCATCTTTGTCTGGATTCGATAAGAAAACAGGGAATTTCACTTTAAAGTCCTGTTCTATTTTATCGACGATCTCCAACTGTTCGTTTTGTCTCTTCTCGTTCAGTTCGGTTAACATTTCTGCGACAGGAATTCTTTGTTGTACTCGTACATCCATGCGCGAGTTTAGAATCGCAGGTGATAGGTTATCAATCTCTGTTAGTAGATTTGAACGACGGAAGATAGCGTTAAAAGTTGACATCTCCGATCGCACATAAGTATTAATTAACGCCTTAACATCTGTCTCTAAACTTTGTGATTTAGTTACCTTTAGGGCATCTAAATTGAATGTTGTGTTTATTTCTAGATAAGTTTTTTGTGGTTTTATAAATTCCAAATCAATCGACATGATTGATAAGTTAGAAGTCAGTTCTTGTCGTATTTTTGTTTGTTCATTCTCAATAACATTTTCATCTACATCATCAATAAAATTAAGACTAACGAAAACTTTACCATACTCTGGGGGAGTGTTATCATTACCACCCCAAGCAACAACATCACGAATGTAGGAAGAATACTTTGCTTGAATAAGAGCTTGATAGTCATCAGCAGTAACAAGACGATTTTGTGCAGTATATGCACGAGGAGCATTCATCTTAATAGAAGAAATGCTTTCTTTACCAGAACCTCCTGCAGAAAAACTTACGGTATCAACCTTAACCGTATATCCAAGTTCACCAAAGTCATTTAAAGTAAATGTCTTCGCACCATTTCCGGCCGCACCTTTAGTGGATACATACGAAACATCAATCATATTACCCTGAATAGGTCTTTTGCCTAAGATATTACCATCACTGAATAATATATCATAATATCCATTAGGCGTTTCATTCACCATATAGACTTTAGAATCATCATTAATAGTGACGACAGTCTGTAAATCTTGATATGCGGACGAAGTGGTTGAGGTTGAGTTATCGCGTACATTTACAGATAAAGTGGACGTATCTATTTTTTCGTCCATTATAACATAACTCACATCTACTGAATTATTTGCCGCGAAAGTACGCGTGTTCATTTTTCCTTCAGCAATGTGTAAATCTTCAAATGTAAACTTGCCGTCTTTAATACTAGCTGTTCTAGATTCTAATGTATAGAAGGTATATCCAACATCATCAATAAATGTTAGGAATTCAGTTCCTCTCAATAAACTAAAAGTTGATGGTGAGTTTGGAATTGTTATCTCAACATTTATTGTTGCTCGGGCAGAGGTGCGTGACTTTACAGAATATCCTAATGCCTCGGCATGAGAAATAACAGACTGTCTTATTTGAGAAGTGGTTAAAAAAGATTCGTTGATTGCAAGGTTAGCTGTAATTGCATTAATGTGTGTATTATAAGCAAGTACATCTAAAATATTAGACAGTCCACTCGCATTAAAATCATAATCCTCAAACTCAGAATTTGATCTCAAATGAGTTTTTAGTTTAGACTTAATATCATTAAAATCTAGTTTAGATGTATTGATTGTCATTATCTTGACCTTGAAATAGTTAAATTCATAGTGACGACTTTTGGAGTATTAACGACCGCAAATATCAACTGTATGCTTAAAGTGTAATTGTTCTCGTTAAATGTTGCATTGACTTCACGAACTTTTGCACGAGGTTCATAATTATTAATAGTTCTTCTTATAGTATCTTCAAGTTCTTCTTCTGAAAATTCGGTAGACAATGAAAACAACAAACTTTCTAAACCACCGCCAAATTCTGGTCTAAATGGAACAGACCCGCGTTCAGTCAAAAGAAGATTTTTAACAGACTGACGTACTGCTGATGCACTTGTTTTTTTATAGATGTCTTTGGTTGTAGGCTTAACCACGAAAGTGCAATCAATATCCGAATACTCACGGTCAATAGATACCGTGATCGGTTTATTCTGCAGATTTCCATCTTGTACTGAAAATACGTTTGGCATTACATTAAACTCTTTTCTTTGTATTTATACAGGAAGTTCTACATCAAATGAAGTTGGTATGCCAATCAACGGTAAAACATCACAAAGTGTCAAAGTGAGTAAGTCCATTAACTTTCCTAAACCAATTGCATCAAGGAACTTCTTAATCTTCTTCAACCATATGTTGAACAGTTCCTTCTCCCAGTTCGCAGCAAAGTCACGCGCAGCCTTGATCAGATTATCAATGTCTTTCTCGGCGGTCTTTACTGTCTCTTCTATTTCGCCACCTATAATATCAAGCAAAGACATGCCAAATAATGACACACCTTCAAGGTGATCAATGACCATACTATATGCCTCTGCCTGCAAATCAAAGTTCTTTATTCTATCCTCGGCGTTTTTAAGTTCCTGTTCAAACTCCTTCTTTAAGTTGTCTACGTCAGCTTCTAGGTCGTCAATCTCTTGTTGAATCAGTTGGTCCATATTCTCTATGTCCGACTGCACCTGTTCTACTTCAGCGATAGCGTCCGTCTTAAACTGTTCTGCTTTCTGTTTAGCGATCTCAATTTGTGCCTTGATAAATGACTCAACGTCAAAGTTCAATAAATCAATTAACGAAGGTAGACCTAACGCATCCCATATCTCTTTGAACTTGCCAATTAGTGCACCGAAGGCTCCGTGTAAAGCATTGGTGCAGAACTTGACAATTTCGGTCTTGATGTATTGCCATGTAAGTTTAGCTTTCCATTCGTTGCAGACAACACCAAACTCGCCATTGAACTGTTGGTACTCCGGCGGCAATAAGGAGAAGAACTGATCAATGATCGCATTCTTCTCTTCGTCTAGTTGATTCAACACAGAATCATATGCGTCTTGTTCTAGTTTACCACTTTCGAAGTCCGATTTTAGTTGATCTATCTTTGCAGTGTATTCTCCGGTCATACCTGAGATTTGAGAGACAATGCGATTCTGTTCTTCTTCTTCAAGTATCTTTAGTACGTTGATTGATAT